ATTTAGTCACTCTCCTATAATATTTTATCAAAGAGTAATTTAATTTTAAAGTATATTTACATTTATTAGTAAATTCATTGTAAAGTGTTTATTTTATTGATAATAGTAATACCTCAATAATATTATATTAAATTTTAAAAAGAATTCTGTCATTATAGTTTTTTACCTTAACAAGTATATTTGATACTAAAATAATAATGTTTTAATTTATAATAAAACCTCGTTAAAAACGAGGATTAATATTCAAAATGGTGACCTGTACGGGCACTTATTAATCGTTTTAATCCCTTTATTTTAGTATGTTTTGTATTTTTGTACTCCGAAAAGTACTCTGAAAAATATTTATCTTCTTGCATAATAACATGAACAATAAATGTATTAATTTAAAATTAAGAAGTAAACAATATAATAAATACTTCTTCTGTAAAAAAATAAATAAATCTATCAGCCTAAACGAGTGTAAATCATGTGTTTGTAAGGAATACAAGAAAAGTGTCTCAAATGGTTTGAAAAAGCCTTTAAAACACGTCAGTAAAAAACGTGCTAAATTAGAAAGAAAAAGATTTAGCATATTTACTGATAACTTAGATAAGTGCTACTTCTGTAATAAACCTAAAGACGACTTACACGAACTACTAGGCGGTAGAAATAGAAATAATTCTATGAGATATGGTTTAGTGTTACCGGTGTGTAGAGAACACCACAATGAAATACAGCATTCTATAGAATACAAAAAAATGACACAAAAAAAATTCCAGGAAGTTTATCCTGAAATTGATTTTGTTGATGTATTTAAGATTAACTATCTTTAAAATTAAACTTTTAAAATTTTATATTGTAATTTTATGTCGTATTGGTGTATAATATTTACCAGAGTGACACATGATTGTTAGGTGTTCTACCTCAGTCCGAAATTTTAAATTAATTTAGGAAAGTGAGGTGGTCTGTATGAAAAATAAGAAAGGAAAACTTTTTTTGTGGAATATTTGATAATATTCGCAGTAATTCTAATTTTATTAGATTTACTGTTAAACAACAGACAATAGTAATTGCACTTAGTGTAATGAAAAAACGAACACCGTATCAACATAGAAACGGTGTTCCAGATTCTATATGGACTGAATGAACACCTGACATAGGAAATCGTGTGTCACTCTTTTTATGTCCATTAATATTTTAATCAATAGTTAAGAAAATATAACTATTTATTGGTTTAATATATTATCACTTGTACCACTAAATGTCAATACATTTTGTATCACATTTGTATACATTAATATAAATAACTATAGTAATAACATAATCAAATTTACTTTTATTAACAAGTACATTATACCACAATTTGTATCACATTTGCAAGTCGTATATGAAAATAATGGAAATTATGGAAATAATGGAATAAATTAAAGAAAATAAAAAAACTGGTTTTGAATGAAATTATTCACTCTTAACCAGAATTTTTTTATTCTACTTTAGTAAGTTGGTCTTTGCTTACCCAACCTCTGTCTCCATTATGTAAAGTTTTACCTGCAGATATATGGTAAGGTCTTTTAGCACCTTCACATATCAAAGTTATATATCTAATATCTGTAGGATCTTTAGGATTACCACCATAATTGGCAGTTCTTTTTCCTGTACCATCAGAAGCTTCAGTAGCATAACCTTTAACACAGACTTTGTCTCCTAATTTAAATTCGTCAATAGGTGTTGGAGTTGGTTCAGGTTTTGGTTCTTCTTTAACAGCTGGATTATAAATAAATCCTCTGAATGTGTATTTACTTCCTATTCCCCATCTACCATTTGAATTACTTCTTTTAGCATTATAAAAAGCGCTAATTCCGTAAGCACTTTCACTTGTATAAATTGTGTTATCATCTAGCACTTCTTCTACTATTGCAACGTGTCCTGCTCCATCATCTGCATTACCAACAATTCCTTTAGCCCATACAACGATTGCACCAGGTTTAGGTATTTGTCCAATTTCTAAGCCAGCCTTCTTAGCTTTTTCAATAAAACTTTCTGCATTGCAGTTTAAAGTATTATACTTGTTTCCTTGATAACCGGTTAATTCAGTTATAATTTCATTAAATCTACCATTCGCATATCCAACACAGTTAGCTAGAACATCACAGTCTTTATCAGTAGGGTAACCAGGAATACAACTATTCCACCCACCTGATACTTTACGGATATATGATTTATTACCTTTAATAGGCTTACTTGTTCTCTTCGTAAACATTTTCAATCTCACTTCCTTCCAATAATTCTTTCAAACCGTCTTCATTAACTGTAGTTTGAATTTCCATTTCTTTTACTTCTTCCATCTTACTCACTCTCCTTTTTGTTTGTTTTAGATGCAAAATAAAAAGTCATAACCATTATGACCAAATCCTTATAATCAGGTTCTACTATACCTTTAAATACCATAGTAGTATAACTTGTTATTACTATTAAACTTATTATAGTTTTCAAATCAATTAATTTTGCTATTTTTTCTTTCATTTTTTATTCACTCTCCTTCAATATCTTTTCACAATGTTTTTTCGTCAAAGAATTATAACCCTGACCTAAGTAAGTATCACAAGCTGTCATTCTTTCCCCTAGCGGAATGTTATCATTCCAGATGACTGATTTTAAACTCATTTGCTGAGTTGTATTTAGTCGATCAAGTATTTCTTCGTTAGTATCTAAATATGCCTGATACAATTTGAATAGGCCCCATATCAGGCTGATAAAAAATACTAATAGAAGATAAAACTCTTTCGCTTTTTTTAACTTTTCCACTTTAACTCTCCTTTCCTATAATTCTTGCAATGTAATGTAAGTGGTCTTTCCTGTATTTGAACCATTGCTGTATTCACAATAAACAGTATTTTTTATTGTCAAATAATCTCCAGCATTCATTTGAACAATAAAAGGTGCAAATGTTAATGATGTATAAGAATCTGCTCCACTTTTTCCAATAACCGAAGTTAAATTTGCATTATTCTTTTTTAAGAATAACCAACATCTTTCACTTGCATACATCCAAATAGTTGCTGAAACCATAACTTTGCATTCTCTTTTAGCAGTAATTTTACCACTACCCGATATGTAAAAATTATCTCCGATATTTGCTAAAATAGTGTCAAAAGGAATGTCGTAGTTTGCTCCGACTGCAACGAAATTAGATAAACAAAAAGTTGTAGATGACTTTTGATAAAATAACTTATTAAGGATACCTTCAAGTATACTTCCTTTATAGCCAACACTTCCACTATCAAGCATCATGTCTTTTATTCCAAAACTTTCTTTATTTTTCATAATTTATTCCTCCCAACTATCAACTTTAACAAGTTTCAAAAACAAACTATTTACTCTTAAGCTGCCATCTTCATAAATTCCAAATGTTTCAATACCTTTTGGAGTAATTTGTATAGTTTCTAAAGTAGTTAATTTGTCTGATATTTTAAATTTGAATTCATAATTCTTTTGATAGTTAAAACTACCATCTAGAATATTGCTAAAAGAATATGTATTGTTTTCTAAAATTGGAGTTAATGTTCCACCATTGTTCCAACTTTCATTACCTTTTTCTCTATAATACCATGTAATATTTAATGAATTATTAACGTTCCCAAAAGTAGCATTAAAATAATTCCCGGTTAAATTAACTACAATAGTATTACTCGTCGGATTTTCGCGTTTGGCTTTAGCATTTCCTGTTAAAACAATATAGTCAATTAATTGTCCGGTCGCTGAAATAGTAAATGTTTCAGAAGCACCACGACTGTTCGTTAAAGTAACATCTACACTTTTATTTTGAAGTTTGTTAATATCATAAACATTTTTACTGGTATCAGTAATGTTGTTGTTAGCAATTACTAAACTTGAAATAGTAGCATTAGTATCATTTACACTGCTAATACGTTTTGAAGTTATTGTAAGCCGTCCGGTTGAAAAACCTTTCACTATACTATTTGAAGTGTCATTACCTGATGTTAGTTTTGATGTTAAACCATTTACATCAATTAATGTTCCTGTTAAATTAGGCTTACATATTTCTTTGTCAGCATAAATTGTAAAAGTAATTGAAGAAGTACCAATTGAAGTTGAACCATTATAAGTAGTTAGTAGCATAGTTCCTGTCTTGCTTTCAGTCGTAAATTCATTATAGTAATCTACTGGTACATTAAAATTGAAAGATGAACCGCTTAATTTAACTTCAGTCGTTTGTAAATTGCCTTCAGAATTTAGATACTTTACATTATTTCCAAAAGTTAACTTTATTGAATGAGTAAAAGTTGAACTTGCAGGGTTAAAACTAATAGGATTTACTTTTTCAACAAAGCCTGTGAATGTAACTGCTTTAGTAGCGCGTGCAATAGTCGAAAGTTGCATTGAACCAGACACAGAAGCAGACTTTGGCGTGTATGAAGCAGTACTTGACTGACTATATGAATACTCAATTTCAACAGTTTTCTTACCATCATCATTATGTTTAATTGTAGTTGTCCCACTGGCTAAAGTAACAGTTGCGTTTTTACCACAACTTCTTTGAGCATACTGATTATAAACAGCTGTACCATCTATTTTCAATACTATGGTTGAACCAATTGATTCAAAATTATAACCATTTTTGCTTTGCATTTGAACTAAATACGAAAGAGTTGATGTGTTATTTTCTGTGCTAGTTGATGTTTCGTTTATTGTAATAATAGATGTATAGTTAGAATTTGCATGTGTTGCAGGTAAAACCATACTAATCACCTCCTAAAGAAAAGAAACCTAACCCTTTGCCATGTGTTTCATCGTTAGTTTCTTCAATACGAAAATTCGGACTACTTAAGTATTGTCCGAATTCAATATTCTTTGAATAAGTAATTGTTTGACCTTTATACTTAGTAAGTTCGGTTTGTTCTGAAGCCTTATCATTAGTTACATAACCCGAATAAAAAAGAACGTTACTACTCGCCCCTGTTTTATCCTCAATTTCTAAAGCAGCCTCATCCAATTTAGAAGCAGTTTTAGCACCAGTTTTGCTAACGTGAAAGCCATCTGCATCCATTACGAAACCAGTTTTAGTATCAACCTTAGTAACACCATTTTCTTCTATTTTTGTAATGATTTCAGTATTTTTTGCTGTTGCCGTAATATTTTCTTCAACACGATTTAAAACAGTCTTAACATTTTCAATTGTTGCATAATCATTTAATTTATTGTTGACGTTTGATATTTTGTTGTCTGTTTCAGTCTTGTTTTGAGATACATCATTTTCTATTTTAGTAATTTGTGTAGTTACTATCTCAACTGAAGCTTCTATGCTTTCTTTTGTTGTATTAAATTTAACATTAGTGACATAGTCTGTTTCCACTGTAGTTTTAAAATCGTTTAAAACTGCTTCAACTTGTTTTGCGTAATCATCATTTGAATAATCAGTAGCCTTACACCAGTCGCTAGAATTAAAGTCTCCACTTGTTCTTTTAGTTTGGCACCTATATAAATCTTTATTGTCTTTAATCCAAAAGTCTCCTACGTCATATGGTGTATAAGGAGTTACAACAAAGTTTTGTCTTTTTCTATCCGCTGTATCTTGAGCAGAATTAGCAAGTGCCAAAGCTTCTGTTACATCACTATCAGTTATTTTCAACCAGTTATATATATTTTTGGAATTATCATAATTAAATCTATACGCATAGCCTGTATTTTGATCATAATACAAGTCTCCTATATGCTTGATTTTTTCATTATCAGTAGTCCAGTCACTAGTTGGCTTGTTTTCTAACGTGGGGACACCAGAATAAAACCAAGTAGTGATATTTCCATCTACTTGGTCTTGTAAATTTCCAATGTCTTTCGTTAAAGCTTTAACATAATTTTCTATGCTAGTATTTGTCTTATTAAGTTCATCAACTAGTAATTCTACCGCTTTCTTATTTTTATTTATGGTGTCATTAAGTCTTCTTATAACATCATCCGCTATTACAGGCTTAACTCCATCATTACTTTTTGGTATCAACTTTACCACCTCACTTTACATAAGTTTTCCCGTTTTTTGTATAAACTTCAAAACCTAAAGACTTTAATATTTCTTTTTTATCTTCCATAGAATTGTTTGACGTGTTTACGTAATTAATTACTTGAGAATTGTAATTATCAAAAGAACTATAATTTGTCTTAATTAATATTGCTTTTTGCGGGACAGATAAATTTAAACCGTTAATGTATTTAATTATAGCATTTTTTCTGCTTGATACATTTTTATATGTATTTTTTATGTTGTTTACTTCATTATTATATTTCAAATAATTTTTGTATCCGCTTAGCAAACTTGCTGTTTTATATTTTGTGGATGTTTTGTCAACTTTAGTCCACTCTTCATTTTTATTCAAATAATATTCCTTATCTCCGACAACAGCGTAATCATCACTTAAATCTACATTTTCATAATTATTTAATCCAATTTTTGCTAATTCATTAATTTGATTTTGAATTTCCCTGCTTTTATTAAATTTAACACTATCTTTTTGACTAGAATTTTGAATTTTTCTTTTTTCAGCATATAAATCGCTCATTTCACTTTTTATTGAATTTATATACTTATTTTTTATTATATCTTCATTAGTAGCAGTAGCACTATTAGATTTTTTTGTTAATTCATCACTTAAACTATATATATCAGAAATATTTTGATTTTTAAATACACTATCCGCAGTAAACTTATCTTTAATAGGTGCTAAAAGTTTACCAGAAGCGCTATCTGTACCACTTTCAGCTTGTTGCGTTAAGAATGGCAGTGTATAATCGCCAATCGCACCTGCATATTGGTCTAATACATAATTGATTTTATATGGACTTATACCGAGTTTCTTACCTAGCCATATACTTATACTATCTGTACTTTCATCATATTGTTCAGCATTCGGTAAATTTTGAAGCCTTGTTGGTACCAATTCTCCACCATACCAAGTCTCGTTTTTAACAGCTTGCTTTAGTGGTGCTATTAAACTGCTTTCATTAGGATCAGATGGTAAAACATTATTATTTAGTAAATCTATAAAACCATCTAAGTCAATTTCTTTTCCAGTAGCACCATTGATTATATTTTGGAAAAAGTTCTGAAGAACACTGACTACTCTTCCTTTTGGTATTCTAATAAATTTCCCATTATCATATTTTCCTAAAATGTAGTAATTATTTTTAATATAATCAGATAAGTCTTCATAATCTTCATCATCATCCCATATCATGCCCATAAGAAGTGCTGGGCCAAGTCCTGCAATTGTCCATCTAACTGCTAATTTCGATATTCCTTTGATTCCCTCTGTTCTTGCTTCTTGAATATTTCTAATTTGCTTTACGGCACCTTGTACTCCAGCATTTAAGAAAGTCGCACCATTTCTATCAAGTGTTTTTGTAATGTCTCCACCACGTTTAAAGTTAGTGGTTATTTCTGATGCATTATACATTGCTGTTTCTATACTATCTCCACTTTCTATTGAAGAAATAAATTCAGCAAGTCTAGGTGTCATCTCTATCAATTCATTAGCCTCGCTTATTTTCTTAAGAGGTGCTATTTTATCTATTTTACTAGGTGCTATATTAGTACCAGTATTATAGTTAAAATACGTTTCATAAGAGCCACCATTAGCCATATATAGTTGATAATACATTCCTTTATTTTTTATTTGCTTTGTTGCCTCAACTAAGTTTTTGGCAAACTTTGCAGGATGTTTGCTATTTATACTGCCATCTTGAATATCTTTAAGTGGATTAGTTATCATAAATGTAGGATTATATTCAGTAAGTAAACCTCTTCTTATATTGTTTAGTTTATTCAATACTTTAGAAGTGTATATATTACTAGGTTTAAGTGCTTCGTATATTTCATCAGATATATCAAAAGTAATTTTTTCTCCATTCAAGAAAACGCTCATTGAAGCTGGTTTCTTTTTATCACTTTTTTGAAGTAATTCATCTACGTTAATTTCATCTACTATTGTATCTACACTTTCAGTTGAAGTAGAAACATCTGTAGCAATAGTATTTAATAATTCTAAACCAAAGTTATTTTTAAGAGCAGAGTTAACTGTTTGCATTGTTCTTAATGCCATAGCATCTTTTAATGGAATTATATCTCCATTACCACCCTTTGCTTTTTTAATAGGGCTGTTAACTTTAGTATTCTTACCAAGTAGCATATCCATTTGAATTTTAGGTTTGTCATTATGTCTAATTGTAGGAACATAGTGAGGATATTTTTTATTATAGTACTTCATACTATCTTCAGATATAACATCATATTTGACAAGCATTTTTAGGTTTGCTTGATTATATTCGTAAATATCTTTAGCCCATGACTGAAATTCCGGATATTTCTTTTCCAAATCTTTTACAATTTTGTCGGACATTTCAGAAGTCATACTATCTCCAAATACTGCTTTATTATCTTCTTGAAATTTGCTTGTAAGACTCATTCTATCAACATTATGTTTATGATAAATGTAATTGCTAAACTCATCTAGTAAACCGCTATTTTCTATAGGTTCAAATATCTCGTATAAACCCTTACCTACCTTACTACCTTTTTCATCTACTCTACCATTACCAATTATCTGATTAGCGATTCCATTAGCAAGTAAAGAATAATCATATTTAGAACTTAATTCTTTATTTTTTGTTTGCCTTGCTAGTTTGTCAATATAATAACCTTTATCTATAAATTTAATAGTTGCTAATTTCTTTAGCCAATTGTCTTTTTCTTCTATAGTTTTTGGTTTTTCTTTTAAGATAGTTGCTAGTTCTTCAGTATTCTTTATTGAATTTTCTTTAGTTGAAAGATTATTTTTATTATTTTGTTTATTTATATCTTCCCTAACAGGTAACTTAATATCAGACATTTTAGTTTTTGTTCCCGATGATGGAAAATTTTCTTTTAAGTAATTGTTCCATTCATCTGTGCTTTGTGAATACTTAGTATTATTAGCAATATAATTTGATACATCTAATTCTTTATTACCATTTAATTTTACTTTGACATCTGCATTATCATCAAATATATCATCTAAAATGAGTTTTTCTGCTGGTATTTTAAATTCTAACTTAGTATATCCTCTACCTTCTGCTTGACTAGCATTTTCCGAAGTACTAAAGTAAACATATGGTTCTTTAGCAAACATTTTACCACTTTGTTTTATTTTATCGGCATTTTCTGCAGTAGTTTGATGATATAGTGTTACATAACCATTTTTATCTACTTTCGCTCCAACTGATTTAATTTCTTCTATTAAATCTTGAGCATCTAATAATTCATCACCCGATATTCTTTGTTCCAAAGAAAAAGAACTATTATCTAGTTCTTCATCATATAGTTTTAAACGATTATTTTGCCTTTCTTCTCCATTCTTTTTCTTCGTATAAATAATATTTTCTGTATTATTCTTTGGAACCAATGAATTATTATCATCTTTAGAAATCACATCCTCATTAATTTTTTTAAAATCTAAATTATTTCTTTGAATTAATCTTTGTGAATAATTCTTATAATTTGGATTTTCTTTCATCTGCTCTAAATCAATTATATCATTTAATTCCTCTTGTGTAAATTCTGAATATATTTTTGCTTCATCCGAAATAATTTCGCCAAGATTATTTTTTCTATCTTTTTCAATTAAATTTGCTCCACGGCTTTTTTTATTATATTTTTCATATCCCTCAATATAATGATTAATTTCGTGCAATAGTGTTCCTTTATAATTTACACCCTTATTAATCCAGTAATTATTTAAATATATCCCTTTATCCAAGAAAAACGGACTATAATAGCCATAAGCCTTTAAAGCATTCTTATTAAAACTTTCGGTAGTAACTTTTATTTTTTTCAATTCTGGATACGCTTGATATAATAAATCGTGTTTTAATATTTCTTCTAACCTGTAAGTTTTATTTGGCTCTAATGTTTTGATTAATTTTGCGTCTTTATCTGTTATTAATGTACCCCAGTCTCCATATTTAGTTTTATACCAACCAGTTTCTCTTTTTGATTTTATGTTGGTATTATCTAATGTATCAGTGCTGTTATTATGAATATCTTCTGCCTGTTTTTGCCTATTAAATAGTTTTTTATATTCTCTTGTATTATTGTTTTTACTTAAATTTTTAGCACCTTTAAGCCCAATAGTAGAATATTTAGTCTCATTTAGTTTACTTTCATTACTATAATAAGCATCTTCCCACATAGTCTTTAATTTTTCAACAAAACTTACATATCCTTCTGCTTTGCTCCCTTTTATCTTTTTAGCAAGTTCTCTAATATTGTTTAATATTTTCATAAATATGTTAGGTTTCTTTTCTACAACTGACTGAATAAATTCTCTATTTCCAAATAACTCTCCACAAACATCCGCTACCACTTCATCTGATACATCATCAGTTTTATATCTTTCTTTTAGTGTTTCTAATGATTTTTCAAATTTAGAATCTTGTTTAGCATAATCAAGAATAAGTTCTTTCATTTCATTTGTCGCAATGTCATGAGTTATTTCATGTACAATTAAGAATTCAACATAATTATTTGCATTAGGATTTAATTCAATAGTTACTTGACCATTTTCTTTTGTTATCAAACCATTTACTGGTACTCCACTTTCATTTGTGATATTAGGATTAAACCTTATTCTATAGTCTTTATCAGCTATTATCTTTTCCATTAAATCAATAGTTCTTATAGTTTTTTCACTACTATTTAAATATTGACTTGCTGATTTTCTTAATTCATTTATTTTAGTGTTATTACTCTCTACATAATTATAAGAAGACATAGGCAAGTTAGGCATACTATAATTTACTTGAGCATTTGTATTTGCATTTGTAGGTATATTTATTTCTGTACCTACTCCTGCACCTTCATAGAAACTTGTAAGCCACTCTCCTATATCAAATTTAACAAACTTCTTACCTTGTCTGTTTAAATTGTTTTGTGGAGAAGCATAAAACCAAGTTTGAACTGCGTATTTCTCTAAACTTTGTGAGTCTCCTTTAAAATTAGCACCTATGTTTTTAGAAAGTCCTAACCATTCATTTTTAGTCATTCTTCCAGTATTTCTATAACTAGGTGTCACTTCTTTAATTTTGTTATAAAGTGTTGGATTATAACTATCAAGACTATTCTTATAATTCCAATAATTAGATTTAATGTTTTCATATGAATTTTTACCGATTAAATCTGGATATTTTATTAATCCATTTTGTTTTTTCTCTAAATAATTTAATCTGGCATTTTCTTTTTCATCTAATCCTATAGCTAAATCAGTTTTTTTCAATGCGTCTAATTCGTTTTGTTCATCAATAGTCAAGTCATATTTTGGTTGTTGAGTTTCACTATTTATTTGTTCGATTAGATTATTTTGATTATTTTCTATGTTTTGCATTGTTTCGTTTTGTTTTTCTTGAATATTTTTGTATTCTTCTAAAACTTCATTTATTTTATCATATTTTTTATTTTGTTTTGCTACTTCTTGTAGTCGTTTTATTTTTTCTAATCGTTCAGTTATGTTTTCTTCTTGATTATTCAATTTTTGAACTACATTACTTGAAGTATGAGCAATATTTGATACAGAACCAGTATTTGTGTTAGATTTTATTTTTTCTTCAGTAGTAGTACTATTTTCTAGGTTAGAATTAATGTTAGTATTAGCTTTATTTCTTTTTGCTTGCGATATATCACTAAAGCTTACCGGAGCATCTAATATACCAGCAGATAAAGCACCTGTTATACCAGCAATTAATATATCTTCTACACTTACATTATTTAAACCTTCTTTCAAATTACCAGTTAAACTTTTAGAATTTTCATATTTATATGTTAATTGTTCAACAAAAGGTTGCAAAAATTCCGAAAGCATTTCTTCTGAAGCTTCTCCGACCATTCTATACCCATATTTAAGAATTGCTTTGGATAACGAACTACTTGCTTTTTCTATTGGTTCTCCTATAAGTTTACCTGCTAAATTATCAAGTGCACCTTTTCCATTTGTTCCAGGAATACCACCAGTCAACCATTCACTTGCTATTTCAACTGCTGTACTACCAACTGCATATTTTGTTGCATCTTTAAAAGAAGCACCATTATTTAGTGCTTCTTCCATCGAATTACCATAAACTTTACTACCAAAAGTAAGTTTATTAACCCTTTCTACATTTTTGTCTGATAAACCACTACCTTGTGCTATGCCACTTGCAAGAATAGTTGGAACTTGTCCACCTACAGCACTAACTACCTGACCTGCTAAATCTTTATTAGTTATATAAGAATTTTCATCAGCCTGTTCCTGTAATTTTCGTCCTTTTTCTTTATTACCCTTACCAAATATGTAATCTAAAGAATTTTGAGTAAGATTTTTTTTAATAAAATTATCAATTTTACTCGTATTAGCGCCTAAAACTTTACCCGTCCCAGAAAGAAGACTTGCTCCAGTGTCTATTGTTCCTTCAACACTTTTCATCATGTTTTCAACAAACAATTTATTAGCATTTAAACCTGTTGTTACCGCTTTTTCAAGGCTAGTAGCATTTGAATTTGGTTTTGAAATTACAGAAGTATTACCAATTCTAATATCATTTAATACTTTAGCACCATCACTGACACCCTTCTGAGCTTGCTTTGTCATTAAGTTTGTCATACCTTTTGTAGGATTTGATGCAAAATTTACAACATCTAAAGCTTTACTTAACCAGTTGGTTTTCTTTTTTGTTGTAACATTTGGCGATGCTATAGTACTACTAATCTTCAAATTATTTGCTTTAACATAATTATCAAATGTTTGAATACCATTAGTATTTTTATTATCTTTCATATAATCATCAAATGTTTTTATCATAAAACACCTCTTTTACTTTTTATATTTTTTATAATAGTTTGTTACATCAAGATAAGTTTTAGCATTATTATTCCATACGTAATATTTATTACCATCAGTCCAAATTCTATATCCTTTACCAATTCCATTTGTTACAACACCAATTTGTCCTGCTGTAACTCCGTTAGTTTGTAATCTCACATTATTAATATAACTAGGTTGGTCAGTATAACTTCCATCTGCTTTTTTAAAATAATAGTTTCCCATTCCTTGTGTTTGAGTGTTATTACCAAAAGCATCCAAGCCACTATCTTCATCGGTTAATTCGTAAGTATTTTTGTCACCGCTATTATAAATTTTTGTTTGAGATAAGTTGTATTCTTTTCTCCATTGTTCATCAGAAACTTTATCTCTTTCCTTTTGATATGCCATATTTTCATTATATTGTCTAATTTTTTCTTCTAATTCTTTTTCGTTTTGAAGTTGATTTCTAATAGTATTATATTGATTATTGTATTCACTTCTTAGATTTTGACTATTTTGTAATTGATTTTGTCCCAAAGTTGCATTTGTATCATAATAACTTTTTGCATAACTCAGCATTAATTTCAACTTTTCGAATGCATTTTCTGCCTTTTTCGTATCATAATTTACTCTAGCTTCATTCATTGAATTATCATATTCAGTTATTGCATTTTGCATAGTTTTGTTAGCATTAGCAAGTCTATTTTGGTAGGTGTTATAAGCACCTAATTTCATTGTTTCACTAACTCCACTATTAAGTAGTCCACGTGATGCTAAATTCTCTGCTTCAAGCCCATATTGATTTGTATATCCAGTATAATCATTCTTAGCTTTTATTCCTTCTTGATGTTTGTTTTCTCTAGCTGTTTCTTTTTGCTTTTCTATTTGACCTTCTCTAAAACTTAATTGTTTATCCAGTGCTTCATTTTGTAATCTTTCTTGTTCATTAGCATATTCTTTTTGCTGATTATATAAATTTTGATTTTGTTCTTGCAAGTTAGAATACAAATTATTACTATCTTGTAATGCTTTTTGTTTTTCTTGTTCTATCAAAGTTAATCTATCATCCATTTTTAACTCTCCTTTCTACTTTTTCAAGTAACCCGCTACAAAACCTTGCAGAGTACATGAAAAAAGTCCAAATGGTTTATTTGAACTAAATTTTAATTGTATATCTTTAAACTTTTTATCTTTTATTCTGTAAGTAATATGACCTGTTGCATCACTTAAAATCGTTTTTTCTTTTAATACTCCATCCACAATTGTTGAAACTTTTATGCTATCATTATTCATAACTTTTAAATCAGCAACATTACCACGTTTATTAGTAGTTTTTGTATATGCTGGGTATCCAAAATCGTCTTTTGGGGTTGTCCAGTAACTTTCTACACTTTCTTCTCCTTCAACATCTAACTGATATATCTTACCAACAACATTTCCAAAGAACAATTTTTGTCTGTATTCTTTAATGAAGTTTATATTATTAGCTAATTCCCAATAATACCACTCATATTGTTTAGTTCCTGTACTATCTTGATATAATTCATTACTATTTGCTAAATACACGTGAGACCCCATTAAACATAGCAAATAGCCGTTAAATTCTGCTAATTGAACGTTCTCATAATCATTTTCCGATAACATTTTTCTATCAACCAAACTTGAACGATGTTCTAACACTTGCTCTGAATATAGAGCACTACTAGACACAGACTCTAAGCCTTGTTTTGAAAAGAAAACTACATCATCATTAAAGTTTATACCTTTTGAAACACAGCCAAGTGCAATTGAACCATTTACACTAGGATATATCTTGCTCAAAGTATTATCTAAAGTCGGCGTTAGATAGTATACACTGCTTGAATTTTGATTAATTTCTTTAATTACCCATAATACCCCATTACCAGGTATTAAAGCCTTTACAGGTGCTAAATCAAGTCCACATTCATAGTAACTCATATCACTAACATATCTAGGGTCATTTAACATACAATGAAATACTGAATTAGGATAATCTACGTTTCCACTAAAGAATATTCTGTTATCAAACTCACAAAGCAAGTTGCATTTATTTATTCTATCTTTATGATTTGCAATAGTCTTACTAAACGTAATCATTACTTCACTATCAATTGATGGTATATCATTAAAAGTTATAGTACCATTCTTTCTATCTACAGTAAACTCAATATTTTCAGTCTTACTACTTCCATTAATAGTAGCAGTAACTAAATTAGACATTGATAGAGGGTCTAAATCAATTGTATCAAGTTTGTATTCTTTACTTTTACCATCTGCTATAAAATAGTTTCTTCTCCAACTAGTAAGACAATTTATAGGTTGATAAACTAAATCACTATCTGTATCACTATCAATTGGTGTATCTCCCGCTGGGTTCTTCCAATATGACGTTACTGGAATAGTTCCAACAACTTCTTTCATTGTTTCTCCATCATACTCTAAATAATTTATACCATCTTTAAAGAAAAATATATTATTAAATACAAAAGAATTACTTGTTTTAGGATTTAATCCTGTATATAATTCAGTTTTATTAACAGGACTGTTAGGATAGTTATTCCACTTATACATTTTAGTTCCGCTGTGCACTAATACTTGAACTACATTATTTACTTGATAAAAGAATAATCCATATATTTGATTACCGAAATCTCCTATTTCTTTAAGCCCAGGTCTTGTTTGAATAAAATTACCTTCTTTGTAATTCTTCCACATATTTAAAGCATCTGGACTTCTTGATAAAATCACATCATTAAAAGAAAAATCTACACCCCTAAAATTGGTGTAGTTTCTCGTAATTAAATCTGTAATACTAGACATCGTAACCACCTTCTATTACAATTTGACCTGAAGTTCTTCTAGGGTCTATATTATTTTTCATTTCTAAATATCTTTCATAAAAATATTTCCCATAATTGCTAATCATATCCATTTTTAGCAAATCAGCTGCAATACCATAAGGCATTATTTCAAGTAATGCCGGATCCAAATCAAATGTAAATTCTTCATCTTGTTTAGTATAGTCATTCTCTGTTAAATCCGTTTTAACTAATGTAGGATATTTGTAATAATATATTGTAAACGTTCCAAACCACTCTTTAGGAAGTATTAGTGTATCATCATTTGGCATTTGGTACGATACTTCTTCATCAAAACAAATAGAATTTATCTGATAACAATTTGTTAATATTTTAGTTAAGTCCACAATTTTATCATCGTTTTCTTTTATTTCTACTCTTAAACTTGCATTTATTTTTCTATATTTCATTAAATCAAGTTGTATTTGATTAATCACACCATTGATTTTATTTATGACGTCTTCATCTTCTGCGAATTTCTTTTCTTGTGGATAATATTCCTCAATTAGACTAAATGTCTTTATTTTCATTTCCTTTAATGTCATTTTCATCACTCCTATAAGCTTCTTTCATAGCCTTTAAGTCGTTTTCTATTTCATCTAATGTAGCCATTTGATAACTTGGTATAATATATCCTTGCTTTTCATCCCAAATTAATATAACACCAGTTACTAATTTTTGTTTAATAACACTTGTTTCTTCACTTTCTAAAGTTTCTGTTTTACCATTAACTAACATTTCAATTTTTCTAGTATCTTTTATTTCAGTAGTTAATATTAAATCTTTTAATGTTTGATGTATCTTTTTATCTTCTGTATATTCATCAAACTCTAAAGTTTTATTTACCTTTCTGCCAAAGAACTGTCTTAAACTTGGTCTTAATGTGTAATATTCTACTTTTTCTTTCTTTTCCATAAATATTTCCTTTCTTGGTCGTGTAAGTTAGATTTGCACTAACTCTTGTCTCTTGATACACGAAAAAAGAGAGATTTCTCTCTCAATTAAAGACTTGTTTTTATACATACAATTTCTTTAGGTCTAACTAGTAAACCACCATATACATATAAACCTTTTTGTGCAGTTTCAAAACCATCTTGAACTTCATAGTTAACTACTTTCTCAATTTGTTCACAGAAAGCAACGGCTTTTTTAGTTCTTAAGAAGTTAAGAACTTTTCCATAACCAGTGATTTCATAATAAGAGCTTATACTTGCTTTAGTTGGAGAAGTAACCTCTGTATAAACATATGCACTTGCTTCTCCACTTCTTGTATAATATGTTTTACCTTCAACAATATCAGTATCAGTTGTAACAGCATATGTTGGCTCTAATTTTGGAAGTAAATTTTCAATAGTAATTAAAGCATTACCATATTTACCAATAATACCTTTTTTAGCCATTTCAACATTGTTTGTATAAAGTTCGGTTAAGTTTTGTCTTATTTTACTAAAATATGTAGGGTCATTTTCTGAATATAATTCAGTACTTTGTGTAACATTATTTTTATAAAGTTTAACAAGTCCTTCCTCTAATTTTTCAATAGCATTTGATTTTGTTGCTGATGTAGCATCTACTACTTCAACCTTACCAGCAGTAACACCATCATTAACTAATTTAGCAACATAAATGTCGCCTTGTTCTGTTAAAGCTTCAGCGCCTTCTTGACATATAGATTCAAGTGCTCCGTCTACTGTTTGTGCTTTATCTACATGGTCAATACCAACATTGAAATAATACATTTGGTCCATTTCAAATTCTTGCTTTGTAGAACTTGCAGGGTCTCTCTTTATAGCTTGTCCTGGAACATATTTTCTTACTAATGGTTTATCCGCATTTAAGATTATTACCTTTCTCGCATTGTGCGTATCTTTTTCATATTTGAAATCACTATGATTTCTTAATGAAGTAATAGTTTTAAGGGCTTTTTCATACCCTTGATGCCATATTGTTTGCATTGCATCTTTCATTTAATATCATCTCCTTTATTTATATTTAATTATTCTTTTGGCCATTTTAACTGGGATTTTCTTACTTTCTCCCACATACCAGGCTTTTCCCAATCTTCAGGTGTAAGAGCCACAACTTCTTCTGGAGTTAAATATTCTTTTTCTTCCTTAACAGAAGTGTTTTTCATACTTCCTGGTAATTCAACCTTTGGCTTAGGTTCTTGGTTTTTGTAAAGACCATAAACTTTTTCTATAGGTGTTTTTTTGTCAAACATATTTCTAAACTCAATAAAATCTGTTTTTTTCAATAGTTCTTCATTAGCACCTATTTTTTTTAGTTCCCTTGTATCATTTTGTTTATCTAACTCATCCCCAAGAGTCATAAAGATAAGCTTTTCTTTTTGATTTAGATTTTGATAGCCTATTTTTGCAAGCCTATTTGCTTCTTCTAACATGCTATCATAACCTTCTTCTATAATTTCATCTGCTTCAGCTTTTGCTAGAATGTTTAATTCTCTCTCACTATAACTAGACTTTTTTTCTGGTAGTTCATAACCTTGTTCTTGATAATAACTTCGTAACTTCTTATTAGCATCCGAAATATTATCAACTTCTAATGCACTTTTAAGTACATTTTCTGTATCTTCGTATTCAGCCATTTGTTTTTCATACTTTCGCATTTTTCTTGCTACTCTTTTGTCAACAATACTGTTTACTTCTTCGTCGGTATAAAATCTACCTTTTGGTTGTTCTTCTTTTGTTTCTTCAGTATCTACGTCAGTAGTATCATCAGCGGTGTCAGTTAACTCTACACCATCAACAATTTCTTCTGCTGTTTGTTCCTCAGTATTTTCAGTTACATCTGTAACATTTTGAATTTCTTCGTTCATAATCTCCTCCTATTTTTAAGTGTTTGCTTCACTATGACCTATAAAGTTTATAGACATTAATGCTTGGTCTATCAAAAAAGCAACTACATATTTGCAGTCGCTTGATTAATCATTTCATTACCTGCACTTGATATATTTTCTATATCCTGTGCATAACTCATTTCTTTTTGTGCTTGATTTTTAAGTTGAGCAGCTTGAAGTTCATATTCGTTTATTTGTTTTTCTTTTTCAGTTCTTTTCTTTAAAATTATTTCAAGTTTTTGCTTAGGCATAACACTATCCGTATCTAGTGCTTCTACGTATTCTTCAAATGTTATCTTTCCAGCCGTAAACATGTTTTCTAGTGATAATTCTTGTGCGTACTTATCAAATGCTCCCTTTGGAGTTATGTCAACTTTAACACTTGTTCTTAATGCTTCTAAAACATATTGTGGCACCAAAACCTGATTAGTTGTTTTTTGGCCTGTTATATTATCTGTTTGTTCATCTTCTATTAAAAGTCCATCTTTAGCATAAACTCTCCACATTTCAAACCAAATACGTGCTAAATCTTCTATAAATGACTTTAACCCTATCAATTGGTCATTTAATGGTTGATTTTGTGCGTTTTGAACAGCTAAAATTGCTCTACCACTCGCGCTTTCTGGGTTAATATTGCCTGTAACAGCATCTCCAGCATTATTAATTTCAGTTGATAAATTTATAAGTTCATTTTGGAATTTTTCGCTATCTGGGCTAATAGTTCCAGCTGATGCATTCATAAATACATCACTAGCTCTAACATTTCCAACGTTTTTAAATTTAATTGTTGAACCAACTCTATTTATAGCATCAGGATTATTAATTAGGTCAATATTAACAACCTTTTGCGGATAGGCTATGTTCTTAATAGTTAACGCTCTTCTCATTGCTGTTTTATTTGTTTCAAGTTGATTAGGTATAAGTTGTTCAACTTCTCCAATTCCTCTAGCACTACCTTCTACATCTTCCCAATTATAGTGTGCAATTTGATAAAGTGTTAATCCTGTATCAATATCATTTTTCAAATCACAATATTTAGTTGCTTGGCTAAAATGTACCGTACCATTTTCTCTGTATAATTTTGTTAACAACCAACATTTATCTTCTATTTCATTTTTAGCACTTTCTCCACTTGCACTTCCCAAATCACTATCTCCACGAATATTAAGAACATCTTCTTCTTTAACTTCATAGTTTCTAGCCAATGTTTGAAGCTCTGAAATTGTCTTTCTTTGTCTAATAATAATCCAGGGTTGAAGTTGTATTTCTTCTTCATTTTCATCACCAAAAATAATATCATTTTTACTGATAATTTCATTAATAGGAATATTATTAGTTTCATCATAATCAACATATACTATTGACTCTCCATTTATTGCTGATTTTCTGCAAACTTTTTTTATTTTTTTATCCATAAAGTCTTTATCCCAGACTTTACTTGCCTTTTTATTTAGCAAATCACAAGTCTTTTGCGCTATTTCCATAAACTCGTTAGTTTCAATATTTTCTGGACTATAATTAACTGCAAATAAATTAGCAGTAATAGTACCAACTTTATGTTTAACTATTTTTTTAATAAAGTTGTGTTGTATTTTTTCTACACCCTTAATTTTTAACCCAGCCCACTGGTCTCCATTGTACATACGGAAGTTCATATCAGTATTTGCGTATATTTTTGACATGAAATTTTGACCTTTTTGATACAATTCCCATATATCGGTTGTTTTAATCTCTTCTTGTGTCATTCTGCCTCCTTATTAAAAATCTTTTTGTCCTACACTAGTTCCATCGTAAGCGTCTATGTTAGCAAGATTAGTATCCATTATTTCTTGTTCTTTTCTTGCCCTTTCTGTTGCTTCTTTGTTTTCTTTGCTTTCTCTGATAATTTTCACTGGGTTTAATGTAGGTATTTCTATTTTTTCTTTATTAATTTTTTTATATCCAAGTATAAACCCTAAATAAAAGGACACTATCATAAAAGCACCCATAATCAATAGTTCCATATTATTTTCCTTTCTTTTTCTTTGGCTTAGTTTCTTTTAAGACTTCCTCAACAGTTTTCTTTATAATTTCATCTGTTTTGTCTTTTCCTAAAACTTCCTCACTTATTTCTCTTAATTTACGTAACATTTTCTTTTTCATATTACTTCTATCTCCTCTCCATAATCATAATTATCTGGCTTTTCTATATCAAAGTTGAATGTAGTTTCTCTATTTATCATTTCAACTGTTTTGGTTATTCTCATAGTACAAAAATATCTTAATGCATCCGTTATATGGGTTATTTCATGTGGTTCTGTTGCTACATCGTTAGGATTTTTGTCATCATACTGAAGTTGTGGTAAACAGCGAATAAGATTAGTACAATTACTGAATATCTTTAAATTGCTTTCTTCTTTTATTTCTCCGGTTTGTTCATCTCTTACTTTCTTAACTTTTAACCACTCTTTAACATTTAACCATCCTGCTACTCTATCATTACTTGCTTTAGTAAACATTAAACCGCCATCATAAAATAGTTCAAATGTACTCTTCCCAGTATCTCTATTTCTATTCCATAAATCGGGTGGTGCATATATATCTTTGTACTTCTTATCTCTCATATAGCTTTTTAATACTTGTCTAGCTTCACTTACAATTAAATTAGATTTATATATCTCATTGTAAACATAAGCTTTACCTTTTGTATCAACTGCTATAAATAATACTGCAAACATATCTAGCCCATAGTCAATTGCTATGTATCTATTCCATTCTTCTGGTATAGTAAATGGTTCAACCACGTGTACATTTCTATTAAATTCTCTGAAAAACTGTCCATCAAACACATCCCAATTACCATAAAGCATTGCTTGCTTTCTATCCTCCGGTAGATTTTCAAGTGTTTTAACGTATTGTGGATCATTTTCCATTAAATACTTATTCTCAAACACTTGAGCAGGAATAAATAAATAGTCTTCAGGTGTTTCTGACTCTTTATAGTCTTTATCTATAAATAATCTTTTAACCCAAGCATGTCCAACTCCACCAGGATTGCATGTGAAATACATTCTTGGAATAAATGGTACTTTCAAATTTCCACTCATACGGTTACTTTCTGTAAGTGACTGAAATTGAAATTCAGTAAACATTGTTGCTTCTTCTAGAACTATGACTTCGTATGCTTGTCCTTGATACTGAAGTACATCTTTTTCGTTATCACAATACCCTAATACTATCCTAGAGCCATTTGGAAATATAAATTCTTTAGTACTATCTTTATAAGTTGCTATGCCACGTAATAATTTCTGAAACTGCAATACATGGTTTTCTCTTAATTCTTTCAATGTTCTTCTTAAAAGTAATATTTGTATGCCTGAATAGTTTAATGCCAAAAGTATCATCTTTATTCTTGATACATAGCTTTTTCCCCCTCCACGAGCACCACCATAGCAAATATATTTATTAGTTGCCTTACAAAATAGAACTTGTTTAGGATATAATTCGCCAATATTTAAAGTCATTTGCTCAATTCCTTTACTTCTTCGCTCATGTTAATTGTAATGGAATTATTAGAAGTGCTTTCGCCTTTTGCTAATGCTCTTTTGTCATACAATGTACCAATAGCAGTAGTCAAATTGTTTATAGGGATATCTTTTCTATCTAAAGCCTTATCTAACTTTTTCATAGCCTTATCTATTAGCTTATCTGCATACTCTACGAACTGCATTTTTTTACGTTCGGATACTTTCGTGAATTCTTCGGAATGTTCTTCAATAATTTTCTTTACAGTCTTATCCGACACATTACATTCTTTAGATGTTGCATTATAGCTATTAGTAAGTGCATAACTTGCCATAACTTGTTGAATTTTCTTATTGTCAATCTTAACACCTTTTGCCATCAGTCATCACCTCGTATCTTTTCCCATATTTCATTTTTGTTAGTTGATAAAATACAAATAAATATAGTCCCAGCAAATGTTAACACTCCCATTACTATTGCTAATATTAATTCTTTCATCTTATCAACTTCCTTTCTATTCCATTTTTTTATTTTTAGACTTTTTCGGAATTAAAAAACAACCAGTTAAGGTTGTCTCAATAAAATCAGAACATCTAGTATCTTTAATAGATACTGTACTGACAATAAATAGCAATGAGTTTGGTAGCTATCCTATACAAGACCTTTGCTGGTTTCACTTACTAGTCGACTAATAAAACCTTTTACCCTCTGTGGTAACAGACGTTTACAATATTGCGTTTCCTATGCCTCCATAGTACTCTTTTATTATCAGTACACTACCTATTAAGGTAATGTGAACAACGAATTAATAAGATAACATCTAATTAACTCCGAGTAGTCATCCTCGCCTTTACTCCTATAAATCTAATACCTATAAAGGCATTGTTTCAAAGTAAATAGTGCTAATTAGCACTCTAGAGATATATTGGAGTATACCTGTAATAGGAGGTAAAGATATATCTCTAGGCTACTAATTGTAGCCACTAGGGATTTTGATGTAATAAATGAGTATTCATTTCTAATCGTACTCATTATACACATTATACCACTTTAAATCGGTCATTTACGGCCATCTTCACTTTTCACTATAAATTCTTCGTGCTTGTCTATCAGAAAAGTGTGTTAGTCTGCAAATTTGTTTCCAACTCATATGTTCTTCTTCTCTTAAGTAAGTAATGTATGCTTTTGAATCTCCGTTACATATGTTTTTAATCTTTTTTGCTAATCTAGTTTGATATGCTAATAATTTTTGTGTTAATTCTATAATGTTGTCATCATATTGTTCAGATTTGATTAGGTAATGTGTAAATTTATCAAAAGGTTGTCCACCTTGAACAATTATGTCCTTATATGTCATAGCACCTGGTTGTGATTTATTGAATTCTATTTTTTTCAATGTAAGATACATTTCTAGTTCGTCTTCTATTTCTTTTATCTTATATTTTAATTGTTTTATACTCAACTCTTCTATCATTTAAGCCACCACCTATCACGTACGTGCAATATAATGCACTCTTTTATTAATCTTCTTATTATCTCTTTTCTTTTATTTAAGAATTCTTTATCTTCACTTTTTGACTTCAACAAACGAAATCTATGTGTATCATTCTTAAAACCAAATTCTAAATAGACTACGTTATCTTCTACATACTCTATTGTGTTTTGTGTAAACCTAAACCCCCTATTCAATAGTTCAATTAATGTTCTATCATAGTTTAGTCTGTACACGCTATCACACTCCTATTAATTCCTTGATTTCTTTTTCAGTATATATTCTGTTTTTATATTTATTATTTAAGTGATTATTTGTCTTGTTAAGTTCTGCTAGTAAAAATTGTCTATTTTCGATGTTTAAAAGCTTATTTAGATTTAGATTTAAAGTCTTAGATAGTTCCATATCGTTTTTAATTTTTCTCCTGTCTTTTCTTACATTTTTAAGTTCTTTGACAATTCTATAACAAGCCTTAGTATCTAATTTCTCACTTTCTATAAGATGTAATAAATCACTTATTCTATAATCTACTGCTTGCAAATTAGCACTTAAGTTATTTGTATAAGATTGTAATTCATTCATTAGCTCAGATATTTCTTTTACCTTTTCTATTATTTCCACATTTATTTATTCCTCCTTTAAATTGTTAATTTCATCTTTATTCACCTAACCTAATTTCTACTTTCTTTGCCTTAAATCTTCCACATAGTTCGCATACAAAATCTCCATTATCATCAGTTATTGTCATTGTTTTAACATTACAATAAATACAATTAGTTGCATCTTTACCATGTTTATGTTCTTTTATATATTTTCTTCGTTCTTCTCTATTATAACTTGGCAACATTGGTTTTCCATTCCATGTGCCATACATACTATAATCAAAATTTTCACTTATCATCTTTACTCCACCACCTTATATGCCATTTGTTCCATTTGCTCGTGTGTTATAATTGTCATTATATCTTCTTCAAAAAATGTTGATGTGTAACAAATAACAGTTCCTTCTTCTTTATCAATTGAAATGATATATAATCCATTAACATAATCCCCCTCTTTCAAAATATCAATTATGTTATAACTGGATTTAATTATATCATCCTCACTTACATATTCACTGTCATAATAAATTTCTAAATATGTATCTGTTTCATATTTTGCTCCAAAATAAGGTTCATCATCATCGGAGAATATCTTTTTTATTTTTGCTATTCCTTTTTTAGTTCGCACATACATTCCAACTTCTAATTTCATTTTTTACCTCCTAATTTTCTTTTTTAAACCCTAAATATATGGTGCCTAATATAAAAAATATTGTTCCAAATATCGTTTGTGTATCTTCAAATATATCTAAATGCAAATACATTAATATACTAACTATAATACACATTATTCCTACTATATATTTCATTATTTATCACTCTCCTAAATCTATTTTAATTCTTGTTTTATTTCTTCCTTCGTAAATTCTTTTATTTTTTCACAATTTTGACATCTTGAATACATACTATCTAAAATATAATTACTATCTTTTAATTTATATCTTGCATAAGTTTTAATGTCTACTTTACCACATCTATCACATACTTCTATAGTTTTGCTTAAAAATGGTCTTATGTATTCTTTATTCATTCTGATACCTCTTTTAATATATCTAATAATTCACTTTTATATTGTTCATACGTAATTATTCTTTCTCCACTTGTGTAATCTTCAACGTATTTAATGGCTTTATCAATAACTTCTTTTTGCTTTTTACATTGTTGTTCTAATTCATTAATATAATCTACAATATCATTTAATTCTTTCTCATCAAGATTATCTCCCCAACAACAAGATAATCTCATTCTTGTTAATACTTTTGGTGCTTTTTTCATAATCATTTCTCCTTTTCTAATTCTTCTAATTGTAATTTATATTGTTCTATTAAATCACATTGGTTATAATAGTCTGAGTCACATAACATATACAATTCACTTTCTAGTTCTTCTATTTTGTTTTTAATGTATAATATTTTTATTTCTTTTTCCATTATTCTTACTTCTCCTTTCTAAAGAGTATCTTCATAATGACTATAAGGTTGTAATATAATTGTTATAGTGTTTTCTTCTCTTTTAAAATCTTTAACATAGGCATATTGTTTAATAATATCTTTTATAAGTTTCAATACTAATCTTTTGTTCATAATTATTTATCCTTTTTCATTTGTTCTTCCTTTCTTTTATATATTTCCATACATCTTTAAAGTCAATGTTATTTAATATTTCCAATGATTTATTAAGATATTCAATATCAAACCAGCCAAAATGTGTTTCTCTTAAATGCAATCCTAATTTATGTGCTAAATAACCATAACAATCAGTTCTTTTAAAATTATATTTTTTCCATAGTGCGTCAAACTTATAATGACATTGCATTTTTAATCTTTTCATTTCTTCAGTCGCCAATCTTCCTAATGGTTTCTTACTTTTTGTATTATGAACACCTACACTAGCACCACAATTATCACATAAATAACAATAACCATTTCCATATTGTTTCCCATGATATATCTCAGCATTGCTTGTATATCTTACCTTATCACTACTACAAACATCACATTTTGTGGGTATTTCTCTAAAATCAAATATACATTCTTTCCATATATCTTCTTTCATTTCTTCTTCACTCCTTTAACTCTGCTACTATTACTCTTTCTCCACATTCGTTTTCACAATATATAAAGCCGTTTAATATATAAAATTTTAAGTAATCAGCGTTTTTTATATCAACTATATCAATTTTCTTTTTCATTTTCTGCCTCAAATTTATTTTTATATTTTTTTAAATAATAATTAATTCTACTAATCATTTCTTTTTTAAAATCTTCTTCTGCTTTTTCTTTAGATAAATAATGTTTATATTCTTCTCCAATATTATACATACAAGAATCATCTCGCCTTGTTTCAATTACTGAATATAAGCCATTTCTACCTTTAAACAAATAGTTGTAAACTCTTTCATCAATACGACCTATTACACTTCCCCAACTATCTTTTCTTTTTAATTTACATAATTGTTTTAATGCTTTATCATCAGTTAATGCTTTTTCAACTAATTTTGGGGTTACGTTATTATCTTTTAATACTTCATTCCAACAGTATTCGCTTTCAATATTAAATGTATACCAATAGTAAGGTTTGTCACTCAAATATATGCAATTCATGTTTTCTTCATTTACATTATCGTTTTTAGGCTGTTCTTTCAATTCTTTTATTTTTTTATTTGCTAATTGCAATTCCATTTGTGTCTTATATAATTCATTTAAAATATACTCTTCTACAGTTTTATACTTCATTTTTCCTCCTTCAATTTATTTATTTCATCAATTAATATCCTTTGATTTTTTATTAACGAATTAATAGTTTTCGTTTTAAAATCATATTCACTACACGTTAATTCTTCTATTTCTTCAAATTTCTTATCTTCTTCTATTATTTCTACTTCATCATTTAATAAAGCAGTTATATCTTCACCAATAAGCCAATCTTTTGTAAAATTAAGTGATCTATAATAATTTTGAGTTTCTCCATCATATTCATAAACATTTTTATTATAGTATATTCTATATGGAATTGTTCCAATACCTGCTATTGCATTTAATAAATCTATTACTTTCATTCTATCACCTCTATTTCATTATTTAATGTTTGAGGGAAATTATATTTTAATAATCCTTGCCCATTTTCATTTAACCAATATTTATATAAATTGTTCCATACAAACAAATCATTATAAAATTTAATAGATATAGGAATATATGTTTCGTTATTTGCTATTTTATTAAGTAAATCTATTATTTTCATATCTATCAAACTACTTTCTTAAATCCCACTTATTATATAAGGTCTTATGAACGCATTAAACATTTTTTTAACTTCATCATCAAATATTAATTCTTCGTCATCTTTTCTAATAAAATATATTTTTCTTTTGCTTTTATTTCCTGCTGGTGTTACATGCTTTTCAATTCTATATAATATTTGATATACAAGATTATCTTTTAATTTTACTTTCCAATAAAAATACCCATCTTTAATTTCTAGTGTAAAAGTATCTATATTTTTAGTTTTTAACATTACTATCACCTAACTTATAAAATTCTAAAAATTTATCGTGGTCATAATCAATTAAATCAAATGTATATATGTTTAAATCTAATATTTGTCGTGCTGTTAAAGTAGTATTATAATTACCCATCATTAATTGAATAGAGCCATTTATTGCTTGATATATTTTAAAATAGCCCTTACGTTTTCCGTCTTTTATTTCATAACAATATTTATTCATTACTATCACTTCCTTTTAGTTTTAATTTTTTCTATTATTAATCTAATGACAAATATTATTGCAACAATAAGTATTAATGCTATTCCAATAATGTCTACAAAATCAACCGTTATTAACATTTTAATCACAACCTTCCTCTAATTCTTGCATTTTATCTTTAATTTTTTTAATTATAATTTCAAATGGTAATTTATCATTGTAAAAATCTAGTATTGGTTCATTTGTTACATATTCTTTTAATTTATTCCAATTATCCTTTAAACTTCCTGCATATGCTTTAACATCATCAAATAATGTGTCTTCATCTAATCCTAGTGTTTGTGTTATATCTTCCATTTCTAGTCTAAATGTTTCTTCATTATCTTGAGTTACTAATAATTGTTCTCTTAGTTGTTTGTTTTCTTGTTTTAATTTATCTATTAACATTTGTTGACTAGCAAATCTCATAGCATAAATACCATCTTCTTTTGACATTTTTACACCTCTTTATCTTTTAATATTTGTAATAAATCATTAAGCATATCATCTATATATTTATAATATACTCTATCAGTAATCGTTAATCTTGTTATTTCATATTTTGCATTTTCAATATTTTCTTTTACCTTTTTTTCTATTTTATCAATAACTTCTTTTTGCTTTTTTAATTGAACACCTTGATTAGCAATATAATCTAACAATAAATGAATTTGATGTATTGTTGGCATTTTTGGAACTTCTTTCCCATAAATGCTTCTTTCATAATTATCTAATAAATCTTGTAATTCTTTTCCCATAAAAACTAATCTCCTTTGTTTTCTAATATTTGTAATATTTCTTTCATTCTTCCTATATAATATTCTTCATTTCCACCATAAGAAGTTCCTTTTATAATTAATTTTATTTTATCTATAATCTCTTGTTGCTTTCTTAACTCATCTAATTCATCTAAATAAAAATTAATCATTTGTGCTTTTGATTTTGTTAATAAAAGTTCATTTTCTAACTTTAATCTTTCTTCTTTTGTCATATCTATTCCTCCTAATCAAATATTGTTAATTGTTTGTCTGTATTAACTAACATTTCTTCTTTTGCTTTCTTTACAAATTCTTTCTTTATTTCAAAACCATAGCAACTTCTATTAAGTTCCATGCAAGCCCTTAAGGTGCTACCACTTCCAGCCACTGGGTCAATTACTACATCTCCTTCATCTGTAAAAATCTTTATTAGTTGTTTAAGCAAATTTACTGGCTTTTGAGTGGGATGTATTTTCGGTATGTCTTTACCATCACGTTTCCACTCAAACCAATTAAATATCATATGGTTTTTACCAAATTCATCTACATTGTTAAATTTAGGTAACTTTTCTCTGTAAAGAACTACTGCATATTCTGTTGCTCCCACTATTTTCATATTTGCCTTTAAAACTTGGCTTGAATAATTTTTGATAAATACTAATGGATAACTTTTCATAAGACCATGCTTTTTCCCTTGTTCAATAACCATAGGTATTTGTTCAAAAGCACAAAACACTATCATTGCAGGTGCATTACTACTTTTTCCTCTTTCTCCAGCCTTTTTAGGTTCTTTATTTAAATATCTAGTACAGAAATCAAAAAAAGTTGTTTATTCTAAAGTCGTTATCAGTGTCAAAAAAACTTTTGCCTGCCAGTTTACTTTCTCCATTTTTGTTGTCTCCATCGACATACCATTGTGGATTGCTTGCATATGCATTATTCCCTAAATTGTAAGGTATGTCTGCAATAATTAATTGTGCATGTGGTATATTGTAAGTTTTCGCATTTTCAAAGTGATCATTATAAAATTCAACCTTAGTTCTTTTTACATATTGTTCGTTCATACTTCTAACCTTTCCAGTTTCTGTTGATACTTCTGTACAGAGCCTTTTACAGGTCTAGCAGAAGACCTTTTTAATGTATTAGGTCTTCTACCTGCCTTAATCTTTTTAACAGCGTATTTATCAGTCATACTTTCTGATAATTTTTGTTTTAGTTCTTCTATCTCTTTATCTTTAGCATTAAGATCATTAGTTAACTGATTTATTTTTTTAGTAAAACCACCTTTTGCAGTTTTCAAGGATACTACTTCTTTTTGCCTTTTAGATAGCTTATCTTGAAGTTCATCCACAAGCTCAGAACTACTTTCAAAATCAAATGTCAATTTATCAACCTTGTCCATTAAATCTTCTTTTTCTTCTACTAGTTCTTGGTATTGACTTTCTCCAATTTCAAGTTTGCCTTTCAATTCTCTAATTACTCCATTTAATTCACTACATTTTGATTTCATGTATTTGTAATCTGATTTATAAAATAATTTAATTCTCACTTTCTCTCAACCTCATTTCGTCAACGTAATTATCTACATCTTCTTCTGTATTCTCTTCTTCCTTTGGTTCCAAATACTCATCGTAACCTGGATAATAACTTTCTAAATCCTTTGTTTCCATATTAGTTCCTTAAAATGGTAGATCTTCATCACTAAGTGACACTTGCTCTCCAAATTCCGCGAATGGGTCTGATACTGGTTCTTCTTTCTTTTCTTCAACAGGCGTATATGATGGTGTTTCAGTACGAACTGTATAATCTGCTTCCGGTATTGTATAACCGCTGCCATTAGATTTTGTATCTAGAAATTCCACTCTGTTAGCTATTACATAAGTTTCATAAATCTTAGTTCCATCTTCTTTTTCATAATTTCTTGTTTTTATTCTACCATTTACTCCTACTAAACTTCCTTTCTTACAATATTTAGCTAAATTCTCTGCTTGTTTTTCATAAACACATATCTTTGGAAAATCTGCCATTCTTTCTTCTCCATTTTCATTCTTTCCATTATTAATCGCTATAAACAAAGATGTAGCAACCATTCCACTTTCTGTAGTTTTTAATTCAACATCTTTTGTTATTCTTCCTATTAAATTTACACTATTCATAATCTTTCTCCTATTCTTCTACTACTAGTAAATTATCTTCATTAATTACTAGTTTTAAATTTCCTTTCAATTTTAATTTTTTATATATTCTTGAAGTTTCTACAAGTTGGTCAATAGCACGTTTTCTAAAGTCTTTAGCACATCTTATAAGTATCTCTTCGTTTGTTGTTGCTATGTAACCTTTGCTTGAATGAGCTATAAACTTACTTGCTTTATCTTCATAATAAAGTGCGTTATTTGCTTTGACAGCGTGTCTAAATGTTCTTTCGTTCATTTCAATACCATTATCTTTAAGCTCCTTTAACAGAATATCTTTCGTTTTCCAGTCCCACATGTCACACAACTCATATAACATTTTTTTACCTACCTTCCATAAATTTCAATAATTCAATTTCTTGTGGTGTCATAGTACTTATTCCACATTCATGACACTCGCTTATTAAACCATCCAATAACCCTCTGAATTCGTTTTTATTCATATCACTAGACCTTTTATAAACTAAATAACTTTTGAACGTATTACCATTGCTTTTATAAGTACTTTGCAAGTCGTAATACGGAAAGTAATCATTGATGTTTACTTGAGATAGCATACTCAGATAATCACGTGGTGCGTATCTTTTAATTAGTTCTGTGTGTAATTCATCTTTACTAGTGTTTAACTTGCTTGCTAATTCAGTTACTAGAACCCAATAGTATGAATTCATGCTTTTAGTTCTTTTTTCGCTAAAGGGCTCTATCTTAACATCGTACACTTTGTCTTGGTCTAGATTAGATACTTCAATTAGTAACTTGTTCTTCTTGAATAGTCCTTTCATTCTCTCCCTCCGTGTATTTTTTAACGAGTTCTAAAGCCATTTGTTCATTTATTGGTAAATCAACATACTTTCGCACATTTTCTCTTAAATGAAGTCCCTTTAATGCCTTAATTTCAATTCCATAGCATTGCTGATATCCAATTCTATACAAATTAAGTTGATATGCTAAATATTCTTTATCAAGTACTGATGTTCTTTTTATATCTCCTAAGGCTGTATCTCCATTTCCAAGTTTCAGTACTAGGTCTAGTCTACCAGCTGCTATTGGCTTTTCATTCTGAAATAAGATAATCGGTACTTCGTTGTCTAAGCATTCAAAATTGTAATGTTTTTTTAAGAACTTATAATTTTTTAATTCTGGAATATTAATATCAATTCCTAACTTCTCATAATTCTCAATGCTCTCGTGAACTTCAGTTCCTTTCTTAGCTGCGTTATCTAGTACTTCTTTTGATATACCAGCATATTTATTTCCAAACTTAACTTTCAGTATCTGTGTGATACTGGGAACACACACGCCATCAACAAGATATTGATGTATCTTATCTATATATTCAAGTGTGTGTCCTTTTATCTCCCAGGTATCCATTATTTAACCTTTACTCTGATAGAACTTTTAACTGGAGAAAACTTGACATATTCATCGTATAAGTCTGGATTTTCTTCTCTAAATTTTTTACTATCAAACGTTTCTCTTTCTGCTGGTGCAATGTAAGTTATCGTTAAATCATCAGTTTCAAGTTTAAGTATATTTTTGTTTTCTATTTCAGTTAGAATATTTTGTTTTAGTTCTTCTTCTTTTTCTTTTATTTCTTTAATTGCTTTTTCAAACTCTGCTACTTTCTTTGATACTTCAGTATCTAATATTCCTATTTCATTTTCAACTTTAATTAATTCCATTTTCTTTTTCCTTTCTCTTTTCGTTAACTTTCTTAATTATTTCACTTGCTTTAATCATTGACATATCTTGCAATTTTTCAAGGCCGTTAGCCACTAACAATTTTTCTAAGTTATCACCTGCATAAATCTGTGCAATGGCTTTTATTTGTGCGGGTGTTATTTTAGTATCTGTATTTTGTACTCCTTTTGTTTTTGTCTCCTTTTGATTAGCTATTGCATTTTGTACTTCTTCTGCACTTGCAACACTTGTATCTATTCCAAAACCACACATTCCTAATGCTCTTCCTACTGCTGAAGTTTCACAGTTTTCTATGTATGAAGTTTTGTTGATGAAAGTACTATTTTCTTTTTCATATGCTGTACCTGTTCCTAAAAGTTTAGACTCATAATTTCCTACATCATTGCACTTTTCGTATTCGTAAACTTCTGCTCTGAAGATACATATACCATCATTATTGCTTACTAACATAGTCTTAATTGTTCCTTGCGGATATAACATTCTAAAAGCCTTTATTCTTTGGTTTACTTCTGCATAATCTTTACCTTTGATATCAGTTGTTTTTATTGTTTTATTTGCTTTTTCTATATCGACATATTTTATTTCTTTTGCTTCCATCTAGTCCTCCATAAACTTTTTAATACTATTTAATAAGTCTTTTAAATCCTTTTCAAATTCTTTATCTTTCTTCTTTTCTCTTGCAAAACTTGCAGTCTCTATACCACGTTTCACTGCATGTATTAATTCATTTTCGGTCATAATTTTATTGATGTATATATTCCCTACTAACGTACTAAATAAAGCAATTAAATTAAACTTTCTTTCTAAAGTAAAGCATTCATTTTCACTTATAACTATTAATGCCTCTTCTGTATTTTCTAAAATTTTATTAATTTCATTTCTATTAATTTTGATTTGTTTTTGTAATTCCTTAACATAATTTTCTTTGTTTGTTTCAATTTCTTTTTTCATATTTTCTATCTCCTATCTTTCTTATATATTTTTCTTTGCCCACCATTCGCAAATATCAATTGGAATTCTTGTTCCAGGATTTTCTTTTGCGTAAAACGAGTTTAATATTGCTATCTTTTCAGCACCTGTTACTATTTTCAATAACATCTTTAAAAATTTATCATAAACTTGTTGAAAGTCTTCTTCTTTCATAGACATAAGGTTTTCATACTTTTCTTTCGTGAATTCTTTGTTGAAGTACTTTTCTGTTCTTGATTTAATGTAGTCTACACTTCTATGTCTAGCTTCATGTAAGTTCATTGCATCGTGATAAAATATTCTTCCGCACCAGTTGCATTTTTCAGTGATTATTCTTTTCTTCGTTTCTTCCTTAGGTTCGTAAATAAATATCTCAAGCTTGGGTGGTATTGTTTTGTAGCCATTCTTTTTATGTTCTTCGTATTTTAATTCTGCTACTTCTTTTTTGATTTTCATTAGTTGGTCATGCCACACTTGATATTCGTCTACTGATAAATCAAACTTTGGATAATCTTTTTTGATTTGCTGAATAAACAACATTACTTCATCATTTGTCATTTAATATCCTCCCATCGTTTTTGATTCAAGAACGTTGACGGGTAAGGAATGTATTGTTCATCTTTCCACTGCTTATCATTTTTGAAAAATGCTATAGCTAGTAATATTTGCTTTTGTTCTTCTTCAGTTGGTTTGTTTTTCAAATACCATTTTAAGCAATTTTCTTTACTTCGCTTCTTCGGATATGCCTTCCAAAACTCTTCAAATTGCGCAATAGATATATTATTTCTTTCATTCTTTACATTCTTTTCATTCTTGTTAGTGTTCACTTGTTGTTCACTTGTTGTTCGTCTGTTGTTCACTTGTTGTTCAAGTTGCTGTTCATTTTGTTGGTACAACTCCCAATTTAGTATTGTAATCAGGCGATTTTTAGAACTTGTTTGTTGTTCAATTTGTTGTTCGTTTTTTAGCATTTTCAAAGTTCGTTCTACTTTGCTTTCATCAACCTTTAGTTTCGCTGCTATAGCTTTTCTACCTGTTATGAGTTGTCCAGGTTCAAGTGTTATCTTTTTAGAATTAAACAATACATCAACTTTTTTATGAGTAGCATTTAAAAGTAAATATATCCATATTCCTAATGTTTCAACATCCTTACAAACTATAGGATTATCTAATAGTTTTCTATATAACTTAATATATCCATCCATTTGTCAGTTCCTTTCCCTAGTTTTTAACCAATACCCTATTTGATTTTTTTCTATAAATTTGATATAATTTTTTATAGAAAGATTTGTACATGTCTTTCTTTTTTTATGCTCCTAAAATTTGAACACAATATATTCTAGCTAGTACTGCTACAACTATATAGTAGCCTATTAAGAAACCTTCGTTTTTCATAAAGTTAATTACATTTTTCATATTAATTTTCATCTTTCTCACTCCTTTCCTTTTTCCCTAAAACCTTTTCTTCAAAGAAAGTTTTAGGAATTTTGTTCTTAAATATTAGTGCACCTGGATTTTCTTCTTTAAACATCTTTTGTAATTTCTTTATTAATTCATAAGCAGATGTTGTTTTAAAGCCCGTTATCATTTCTATTTCCCTTGCACCATACATCTGATTTTCCACAAGTTTCTCCTTTCTTTTCGTCTTACCAGGACTTTATATTGATTTTTTCTATTCCTCTTTTTCTAGTAATTCACCATTTTGGTGAGTTGTTGGTAAAAAAATATCATCTACTTTTAAATTGAAATACTCTGCTATTTTAAACATTTCATCACCATTAAATTTAGTTTTGCCAAGTTCTTTTGAACCATATTGTTTAGTAGTTATACCTAACAACTGAGCTAATTCATTTTGTGTAATCTTCTGTTCTTTTCTTAAAAGTATTAATTTATTTTGCAATTTTTACACTCTCCTTTCCTATTGCATTTTCATTTTATCACCATTTTGGTACATAGTCAACACTTTTTTTACTTATTTACAACTTTTTCTTCCATTTTGGTGTTTTTTGTGTTATTATATTAATGAAAGGGGAATTAATATGGATATAAACAAATACATAGGTAACAAAATAAGAGAATTGAGAGAAAGAAAAAATCTTACTCAAGAAGATTTAGCAGAATATTTGAATACAACATCCCAAACCATATCTAGATATGAAATAGGAGACAGAAAAACTAATCAAGACATTTTATTTAAATTAGCAGAATATTTTAAAATTTCTATTAACGATTTTTTTCCACCATTATCTTTTGATAATGCAACATTAGTAGAAATATCAAGTGACACTGTACAAATACCTGTTTTAGGCTCAATTAAAGCAGGTATAGCAATAGAAGCACAACAAGATATAATAGAATATGTAGACATACCAAAAGACTGGTTAAAAGGAAATAAACAGTTCTATGGACTGAAAATTAGCGGAGATAGTATGTATCCAAAATATAACGAAAACGACATAGTTATATTCGAACATACTGAGGATTATATAATAGCAAATAACAAAGACTGTGCAGTTATGGTAAATGGTTTTGATGCAACATTTAAGAATGTAACCATTAATGAGAATGGAATTACGTTAGTACCTTTTAATTTAAATAATAGTGATGGATATAAACCTACTTTTTACAGCAAAGAGCAAATATCAGAATTACCCGTTAGAATTGTAGGTATTGCTAGAGAAAAGAGGACAAGATTATAG